CCGCCTTCCAAGGCGGGATGAATCCTCTCACTTATTTCTAAGTGAAAGGTCCCTTCTTTGTCATTCAACCTATTACCTACGGGAAAACGTTGAGGCACAGCCCCACCAATCCTAATATGACACTAAAACATAAACCGTTTCAATCAAGATACACCGTCCGAAAGGACAAAGTGTGCCTCGATTTAGTGGCTTTTAGTCTTAGAGTCATAAGTTGATTACTTGATAGACATAGTCTATCGAATAGTCAGTTGTTTAGAATCGTTAGGGCTATTTCCCAAGATTTTCTTAAGATCGGGAGAGACCGAGGGGTTATAGGCTTCATAGAACATGTGAAGTCTGTAAGACTCTCGTACTATCTTTATCTTTCGGGAGAACACTTAACTAAGAAAGTACCCGGGGTACTGACGACCCGTGAAGGGTTTCCTACTATCCTAAAGCCCTGGATTGAGTTCAGTAAAGAGTTGCACATTTCCGACCCAGTCTTTGTTACTGGAATCCGACTTGTGAACACACTCCTGTCGTCAACTAGAGCCTTATCCAAAGGAAAGAAACCAGACCTCGACTCCATAATGACCCCACCAATAGTGGTAACTCAGTATGAAGGGAAGGCTGATTTTGACTTTTGGAGGATCTTAGGTTTAAGACCTTCCACGGAACCGAGAGTCCCTAAGGTTCTGAATTTTAGAAATTTTCACTTTTCTTCTAAATCCGGACCGAATGGTCCAGCGTTGGGATCCAGTATTGCAGATTTAAATCTAATTAGCCTAAATAAGCGATTATTAGATTCAATTTGCATTATTGGAGGTCCAAAACTGGAACATCGGATCCGGGGATTAGTAGACCAGCTGGAATTTGTAACTTCAGGTCACCCTAGATTTCCTCAGCATCGTCTTCGGAAACTTTCAGTTGTACCCGATAAAGAATTGAAATTGAGAGTAGTTGCAGTTCTTGACTATTGAAGTCAAACTGCCCTATTTTCTTTTCATTCATATCTATATCGAGTCCTCCGGAAAATTCCTCAAGATTGTACCCATAACCAGGGATCTGTAATAGACAAAATTAAAGGTTGGACGTATTTCGCCAGTATCGACTTAACAGCCGCTACTGATCGATTTCCGATCCAATTTATAAAGTTTGTTCTATCACCAATCCTACCGAAACCTTGACTCGATGCTTGGGAGTACGTCATGGTAGGTCTTCCATTTGAATTCCGGCGAGGTAAGGAGCCCTTACAGGTTGCTTACTCCGTTGGAACCCCGATGGGGGCCTACACGTCGTGAGCGACTTTTGCAGTCGCCCACCACTACATAATGTACTCTTGTTGCAAAGAGCTTGGGATCGATTGAAGAACCTCCAAATATGTTATGCTCGGGGATGATGTCCTTTTAGGGGACATTACCCTCGCACATAAGTATAAAGAGGCCATTCTGGCTCTTGGCGTTACCTTCTCACCTACAAAAACATTCGAGTCCGAACTCTTTGCAGAGTTCGCGAAGCGGATATTCTATAAGGGTGTTGAAGTGACTCCTTTTCCGATCTCCGCTGTAATCGGCGAAAAGAAGTTCTATGAACTTCTTCCCGTCTTTTACAACGAAATAGGTAAAGGGTGGAACTTCTCAGAAGGGGTGCACGAGGCTATCAAATCATATTACAGCTTTGTGAAAGGTTTCAATGCAAGTTATTGCAAAGAAATTGGACTCAAAGCTGCAGTCGCCGAAAAGCTCATGTTATACATGAGAGGAGCCTCAACAGCTATAGACTGTATAAAATCTGTCTATAGGTGAAAAGGACAACCAGACGCGAAGGTAGTCAAAGAGAGCATCTGTAAAGATGCCATCCAAGGCTGTCTTCTCGACCTTTTCGTCGCCTCAGATCCTGCATCTAACAAAACCGGACCCAGAGCTAAGGAGCCATTAGGCCAATTAGCCGAGAATATGGTAATGTTTTATACAAGTGCTGAGGATGAAATGATAGTGATCTGGGCGTGTGAACACATCTCGTCTATACCTATCCTTAATGTTTATGGACAGATTACCGAGATGTACATCAAACTGAAGAAAACAGCCCAGGGGTCTATTAAGGATCTAGAGGTTTGACCTCTACTCTTAAAGACTGTGGGAATACCTCTTTCAGACTTGGCCTTTGTCGAGAGACAAAAGTCAAGGCTGGCACGAGGGTCTTCTTCAATTGCTGCAAAGCTTTTAGCTAAGTATGAACCGATTGAGCTTACGGATCGGATCCTCCAGAATACTCTGAAACCAAAAGGTAATTCGATTTTCGCACAATTTGCTCGTGCGGCCATCAAAATACCCTTGGTGAAAGATATTATTCCGGAGAAACCTAAACCTAAAACTTAAAGGAACATCTATGGCTTTGGCTCTGATTGTTCAAACAACCGAGGATCACCCTGTTTAGACAAACAATAAATCTAAACCGGACCCTTTCCTAAAATGATATGGTTTACCATTTCAG